ATATAAGGGTTTTTAGCTAGAAAAAGAATAATGGAACTCACCTTTACCCCACATCCGCTCATAGAAGCCCCTACAGACGAGGAAATCGTCCTATTAGGGGAAAGTGACCCCAATGCCCTTCAAGAGCTTCATAGGGTGCGTGAGGGGCTTATACGAGCATCACAGGAGGATCCCCTTCGTCAGGGGTTTGACTTAGAGGGCTGGGGGAGGATTAGAGAGGGATTAAAGGAATACAACGAAGTTCTGGCTCTGGGTGGAAACAGATCGGGCAAAACAACGGGGTGCGCAAAGCTCGTAATGGAAGCCGTCACCAATAACCCAGACGGGCATATAGTTTGCTTTAGCCAAAATGCAGACACCTCCGTTAAGGTTCAACAAGCCGCCATATGGGAAATGATGCCCAAGGAGTTCAAGAAGAAGACCAAGAGCATAGAGGGTTACATTAACTTCTCTATGCAGAATGGATTCACGGGTAGTAGCTTTATCTTTCCAGACACTAGAACCCGAGTTGATTTTAAGACTTACACCCAGTTTTCAAATAACCAGACCATCCTAGAGGGCTTTGAGTTTGGCTTCAAGGGCAATCCAGACCTAAACATAGGTAGTTGGCTTGACGAGTATCTGGGGGATGCCGCACTAGTAAATACACTGCGCTTTCGACTAGCTACCCGAAACTCCAAAATGCTATTGGGTTTTACGCCCATCGATGGCTTTACACCCTTCGTGGCTGAATACCAGAAGAATGCGAGAACACTGGCTACAAAACCCGCAGAACTCCTAAGGGGGGAAGATGTTCCCGTAGTCCAGTATGCACCCCACAGGGATGCCGCTGTTGTTTACCTGCACTCAGATGAAAACCCCTTTGGGGGATACGAGCGTATCAAAAAGGACTTAATAGACCGCCCAGACGAGGAAATTATGGTCCGCGCATACGGCATCCCAGTCAAAAGCATTACTTCACTCCTACCCCTGTTTTCCACGGAAGTTCAAGTTTTGGGAGAAGAAGAGAATTCAGAGGGATGGACTTTTCCAGATATTACTGGGGATGACTTTACGCACTACCAAGTGGTTGACCCCGCGGGAGCAAGGAACTTCTCTGCTATTTGGGCTTCGGTTAATGCACAGGGCAAAGTTTTTATCCGCAAGGAATTCCCAGAAAGATCTCAATACGGTGAGTGGGCACTTTTTGGAGAGAAGTGGAAATACGGTCCAGCCGCCAAAAAAATAGGATACGACGTACAGGGATACTGCGCTTTATTTGATGAAATTGAAGAAGAATTGGAAATTGAAGTCTTTGAGCGCATAGGGGACTCTAGGTATTTTGCTAGGGAAAATGAAAACAACTTAGACTTATTTGCTTCTTTTTCAGAGTTCGGGTATGATTTTGTTCCCTCGGACGGGCGTAGAGAGGTGGTAGGGATTCAGGCACTTGATGATTGGTTTTCTTATAATCCAAACTACGAACTGGATGATGCAAATCAACCCCAGTGCTTTATACACGAATCCTGTGAAAATTTAATCGACAGTCTTATAAACTACAATGCTCAGGGAAAATCCGACGAAGCACTCAAGGATTTCTTTGATTTAATTAGGTATTTGCGAATGGCAAACGCTGGAGATGGACCAATACACTACACGGACGCTGACTTTGATCAAGTTCGATTAACAGGAGGATATTAATGAAAGCAAAAGAATTAGCAGAAAAATACGGGGTTACTCCCATGCAAATAGGTAAGATACGCAAAGAAATGTGCAGTGATGAAGACTACTGCACAAAAACCAGAGAAATATCAGATCTTGGAGTATCGAAGATCAACCAGTATTTTGAAAAAAGGGACGACGAGATACTTGAGCCAAAGTTTGTTAGAGTTCAAGTTTTGGATCCAATGCCAAATCCACTGTTCTGGTATTGCAAATTACTAGAAAAACCCGTTAGGAAAGTTAGGGTTAATGTTCCCCACACACACAGGGGGTTAATGAGGAAAAACTTAATATTTAAAGCCCAAGTAATAAATAAGGGTGGAGAAGATTTTTATAGGCATGAAATAATTTATCAACGTGAAATCATCAGACAAGAAAGAATTAAGAAAGTTTATTAGCAGGCACTCAAGTGCATTTGTTGATTGGGAGATTTTGCATAGAATCCACAAGGACTCAATGGACGAAATCCCCTTGGATAATTTTCTGGATATAATAGGAAGAGATAGACTGTGGTATAATACTTTTTTAAATAATATTAAAGTCAGGTTAACAAATAAAAACAACTGTGATATAATCCCAACTCCATGGAAGATAAAGAGCTAGAAGCATATTATGTTACCTCTAAGCCAGATATAAACGAACTGAAAAGTGACTACGAATCCGATGTTACGGATTTGTCCGCTTATGTTTCTCAGTGTCAAGATAGTTACGACAACAGAAACGCAGAATGGCTAGGTAAAAACAATCAACTTACAAAATCTGGAGACAACGCATTCCCTTGGGAAGGTGCTTGCGACACAGAAGTAAGGTTAATTGAACAGTGCATTACAACCTACGTGGGTTTAATGATGAACGCTCTGTCTAGGGCAAATATACGAGCCTACCCAGTGGAGTCCTCGGATGTAAAAAAAGCTGGAACAATTTCTTCGTTTTTAAAGTATATGCAAAAAACATACATTCGGGACTTTGTTTCCGAGTGTGAAACAGCGGCAAATAACCTGCTGGAAAAAGGAATGGCTATTACTTATGTTGACTGGGAAATGAAATCCAGAACGCACGACGAAGAGTTTAACCTAGAGTTAATATCCGAAGTTGCTCCCGAGCTATATGAGCTTTTGGCGGACGAAAGCAGAGATGATGAAACTATCGCAATGATGACCGATATGTTTGACTACGTTGATGTTCCTAAAGCTAAAAAAGCACTTAAGGAACTCAGGGACTTTGGAGTAGCAAAAATCCCAGTGGCAAAAAAAGATGTATCTAGACCCTTTGTAGAAACAAAATTTTCAGATATTGATATTGTTATTCCCTCGTATGTAACAGATATTCAACGCTCGCCCAGAGTCCACATGAGGGCTTTTCTTACTCCACAGGAAATTGAAAACTGCGTCGAAACAAAGGACTGGGACTCAGAATTAGCCGAGGAGTTAATAGAAAAATACAGGGGTTTTGATTTTTCTGGCATGAATCAAGCCTCCATTAATACGACAAGGACTTCCGCAACTCGAGGAGGATCTTCCTACGGAACAAGTGGAATGCTGGACTCGAAGGATTTGATTGAAGTTATATATACTTATCGGAGATTAATAGATGAAAAGAGCGGATCAGAGGGTATATATTTAACTGTTTGGAATCCCAAGACAACAACTGGATACCTAAGCAATGAATTGCTGTCGGGTTACGACAGGTATCCCTTTGTTCTTACTCGTTTAAGCAATGCCAACAAGCGAATATACGATATAACAACATTTGGCGATCTTCTGAGAGGACCACAAAAGCAAATGAAAACTTTGCGCGATGGATGGAGTGATCAAATGGCACTCTCCGTTGCTCCGCCTCTACTTCACCCAGTCGGACGACCCCCAGCCCAAATGGGTGCTGGAGCTTGGATTGGTGTTAGGCAAAACGAAAAGTTTGAATTCATGAGTGTCCCCAATAACTCTGGGGCGGCTAGTCAGCTAGAGAAGTATGTTCAGCAGGAAGCCATGGACTTAGTTGGATTAAACGAGAACAGTGCATTAAGTCAGCAAAGACAACAATTCTTTATTAATAAATTTTTAACACACTGCTCTGAAATACTAAAACTTGCTTACAAGGCTTACTTAGTATTTGGACCAGACGAGAAATTCTTTAGAGTTACTGGATATCCAAATGAGATGGTTATTTATCGCTCCCCCGAGGACGAAGAAATAGACGTTTGCATATCCTTCGATGTTCAGAACCAAGACCCAGAAATGATGAAAGCAAAGATTTCTGCTATTTTAGAATTAGCTAGAACATCTCCGAGCAATACGTTTAATCTACAGGCGGCAGAGCAACTTGCGGCAAACGCCATTGATCCAAGCATCGCGGACGTTATTATTCAGCCCGAAGGTCAAGGACAAGAAGAGATGATCAAGAATGTGACCGACGACCTAACAAAAATATATGCTGGAATTCCAGTGGGGGCTAGACCCAATGGTGGCGAAGTAGCAATGCAAGTTATCCAAGAATACACTCAACAAGAGGATATCCAAAAACGTATGGCTGAGGACGCTGGCTTTGTTGCCAATGTTCAAAATTATGCGGCACAATATCAACAACAAGCCGTTCAGCAACAAAATGCAGAGATCGGAAAGCTTGGAGCAAACCCCGCTCAAATGGGCAACGTAAATACTCAAAACATGGAAGAATCCTAATGTCTATTAAGAAAACGGACAGTTTGTCGGAAGCGGTAAGCTTTCTCTCTAAGTATGAACAATATCAATATATATTAGAATTTTTAAAACAATGCAGAGAGACTAAGTTTGAACTACTGGAGCAAAGTTTAGATTCCTCAGAAAGAGCGGATGCTAAAATACTTGGTGGTATGATAGAGGACGATTATTTGCTAAAAACTCTTAGTCCACAAGAAGATGCCCAGTCCTAAATCCAGCATGAGTTGCGGGGAAACCCGATCCAGCAGTCGAGCTGGAAAAAAAATCATGAAACTCTATTGCAAGGGTGGAAAGAAAAAATTAGTTCACGCTGGAGCAAAGGGCTACGGGCACAACTATTCGCCAGCCGCAAGAAAATCATTTAACGCTCGCCACAAGTGCTCAACAGCCAAGTGGGGAACAGCAAAACACCTAGCCTGCACTAAACTCTGGGCTGGTAAGGGCGGAAGCAAAAAATCATCACCAAAATCTAAAAAAGGAAAATACTAATGTCATTATTTAAATCAGCACTTCAAACAGGAATCCGCCTCATCAAGGGTGGAGCAAATCAAAAACGAACTTTGGGCACTATCCCCAAAACCAAAGGCAAAGCAGGATACCCAGATCGTGTGGAATCCGCGGGTGTTGTAAGCCAAATGGCTAAAAGAAAAGGGAGGAAGAAATAATGGCAAGAAAACAAATAGTTACAGGACTGCTGAAAGGAGCAAAGGCTCTTAAGACTCAAACTAAAAAGCAGGTTTCCAAGCAGGGCTTTGACAACTCAAAGGTTTTACCTTCTAATGTAAAAGTCACTAAGATTAAGAAGCCAGCAACAGCCAAGGCTTCGCCTCCAAAGAAAACAAGTACCGCAAACGCAAGGAAGGCTACTGGGGCAAAAAAGGTTACTCCTAATAAAGTAAAGGCTCCAGTAAAAAAAGCAGTTTCAAAAACTTCAAAAACAAGAACCACTGCTCCAAAGAAACCATTAACTACTGCTCAAAAGAAAGCAAATGATGCCGCAGTTAAGGCTGGCGGAAAAGCTTCAAGTGCGCCAGTAGTAAAAAAGAGCACCGCTAAAACTAGATCCAAGGGTGCTGAAGCGTTAAAAAATGAAGCTCCTGTTAAAGTTGCTAAGAAGAAGGTAGCCAAAAAAGCCCCAGTTAAAAAAGCTGTTAAAAAAGCGGCTAAAAAAGTAGCCAAGAAAGTGCCAGTTAAAAAGGCGGCTAAAAAAGCTACTAAGTCCGAAGCTAAAAAGACTGTAGAAAAAAATCTTAAAAAGAGTTCCAAGACTAAGGGAGTTACTGGTGGTGCGTATGGCAAAGACAGTAAGGGTAATGTAATTGTTATGGGTGGCAAAAAAGGTGATGTAAAGAAGGGGCAGGCGTTTTTTAGAAACAAAGCAAAAAATCAAAACGTGTCTCAACGTCCAGTTCAAGGTCCCCCAAGTAAGGCTGAACAAGCCGCTATGAATGCAAGAGGTAAACCGCAGGGTCCATCTGGGGTAGAATCATTCAAGGCTGGTAGCGCAAGTGGTAAAAAGAGCGGAGCAAAAAGAGCCGCATCTTTAGCCAGAGCTATAGGGAAACAAAACACTGTTGGTAAAAAAACCAAAAGAGCAACTAAAAAAGCTATCAAAAAAGCAAAGCCCTACGCAATCCCCGCTGGCTCACTTGGAGCTGGTTACCTAGGAGGAAAAGCTGGATCATCGGGATCTACTCCCAAGGAAAAGAGTACGGCATACAGCGGATACTCAAGAGAAGAAATGTTAAGAGCCAGAAAAGCGGTTTACGGCTATTAATAAATTTTCTTTGATATAATATTTCTTTCGCCCCACTGCTTGGCGTAAAACGGCAGAACAGTATTATGGATGAAATCGCAATAGAGGGTAACGATACAGCCCTCCAAGAAGAAGAAGTATCGACAGTCGAACAAGCCAAACCCCAAACGCTGGAAGAAATTCGGAAAGCGCGAGTGGAAAAGCTAACTCCAACACTGGAAACAGTAGAAGAGCCAGAGGAAGTTAAGGAAGAAGAACCCACGGAAGAGGCATCCGAAGTGGAGGAAACTGAACAAACGGAAACTGAGGAAGCTACTGAGGAAGTTGAGGAAAGCGAAGGCGTTCTTTCACAGATTGATTGGGATGAGTTAGATGATGACTCTAGATCCGAAATCGCTATACAAGCCATGGAAGTGCTACCACCAGAAAAACTGGGTGAGCTAGCAAAGAAAATGGGGAGTGGTAGTGGTAAGAGGATTGGAGAATTGACTTCTCAGATCAAGGAACTCAAAAGCCAACTAGAAAGTAAGGATGCCGCCCTAACGGGTGGATTAGATAAAATTGTTACTCCCTCAAATGCGCTATCCTCTGTAAATACAGAAGAAGAATTAAATAGCATTGAGACGGAAACAAGGGACAATATTCGTTTTTACCAAAACTGGTTAGCTGGAGAAAATGATACATTTGAACACAGGGGCACTGAATACAGTCGCTCGGATATCGTTCAATATATATCAAGTTTGCAAGATAAATACGATGAATTGCCAAAGCAACGAAAGTATTTAAAGAGATTGGCTTCCGCTAATAAAGAAGCGGAAGAACTAAACTCAAAAGCAAAAGAAGAGTTTTCTTGGTTAGGGGATGACGCATCTGAAACTTATTCAGAATACACAAAGATGATTAATTCAGAAGACATAGCTATTGTCTCTAGATTAGCTCCAGCTTTGATTGCTAAGTTGAAATATCAACTTGCTCATGCCGCGGCTAATATGGTTAAGCCAAAAGTTACTCGTAAGAAGAAAATAATCATTCCTCGTAAGTCTCCTAAAAATGCCGTTAGCGGCAGTAGTGCCAGCAGTTCAAGGCAAACTCAGGAAACAACAAAAATCAAACAATTGAAAGAAGCGGCTCAAAAAGGAAATCTTATTGCGGCTCGCCAATTACGGCAATTTCAAATAAACTCTCGTTACAAATAAACAAACTTAAAATAAATTAATATCATGGCATTTGATAATACATACACAGGACCCCCAGTGGGTTCCGCCTCAGGCAATCGCGAGCAGTTGTTAGACCTAACTACTGTTCTTGCTCCTCGTCAAGCTCCCGTTTACGGTATGCTTCCTAAACAAGCCGCAACTGCGGACTTGGTTGAATGGACTGTTGATGGTCTTCGTGATGCGACAGCAACTAACGCTGTTGTTGAAGGTCAAGACGTAGATGGCTCATCTGGCAATACGTTTGAAGGTCAGTTCGGAAAACTAGCTCGCTTGGGCAATCGTCTCCAGCACTTCCGCGATACATTCAATGTATCTAAGAAGCAGGAGCTAATGGATTCCGTTACTCCAGTTCGCATCCAAGAAGCCGAAGAAAAAGCCGCTTCCCAAGTCCTTCGTGACATTGAGAAGTCAATCTGCTCGGACAATCCTGCTGTTACTGGCACTAGCTCCGCTGGTGGTCAGTTCCGCGGACTCGGCACTTGGATCAACAATAGCCCAAATGCGGATGACGTAGCGGCTGTTCCTGCTGACTTCAAGACTCCAGCAGAAAACGTCCTTGATGACGGAACTAAGGAGCTTACTGAATCCCGTTTCAACTCAATGCTTACAAGCATCTTCGAGCAAACTGGTGAGCAAGGCGACAATGTTCTTGTTGCTGGCACAACTGCACGCAACTCAATCATCGATGGTTTCACTCGCGTTCACCACGCGGCAACTCTCGCAGATGGTTTCAACACTGGCAACAGCACTACCTTCAACCAAGGTGATGGCACAGAGGTCAACTACAATGTTGAAATCTTCCAAGGTCCTTATGGCATTGTGAAGATTATCTCTGCTAATCCAAAGTGCCTTCCTGACCAAAAGCGTGCATATCTTCTCGACCCAAGCCTACTTGGATACGCGGAAGCAATGACCATGGGTTCCACAATGCTGGAAGACCAAGGTGGCGGTCCTCGTGGTTACATCGACTCAATGGGAACTCTTCTTTGCAAGGGTCCTAATGGTCTCGGTAAGATCACAAACTTCGCTGTCTAGTAATTGACAATTCTGGGTTTGGGGGGTCTAATCCCCCCAGCCCTTTTTGTTATGCCAGAACTACCATCAGAAGAAGAACTCATAGAGAATCAATTTAAGATTCTTAACAGGAAATCCAAGGAAATATTCAACCCAAAAGCCGAAGAGCAAAGGGTTCGTTTAGCTAGGAAATCCACACAATTTTATAAGGGGAAGGATCATCCTATCCTCGGAAAACACATTGGTAGCGTACCTATGAACGAATACTACGCTATGAACAAAAAATACGGAGTGGGCTTCTCTAATGATGACGAGTTCATGAAGTATCTAAACAACAAAGTCCTTATGCCCAATGGCATGGCGGCACACAAATTTTAATGGCATTACAGGACGATACATTTGGGGATTTAAAAAATCTAACATTTGCGCTAATTGGTCGTGAGTATGCGTCCACGAGTTCCTCTTACGATAGGCTTAAGTCCCTATGGAATTATGCGGCTAAAAAAGCCTACAAAGCAAGTAACTACTGGGAAAGATTTTTAGTTATTGGCGATGAGCGAATCGTAACCAATGGAAATACCATAAGTAGAACTCAGTCTACAAAGGACTCCATTGACACATATTTACGCATATATAAAAGCGATCCAAATAAAACCCGAGGAGGAGAATACGGATTTGTGGTTAATGGCGAGGGGGCAACCATAACTGGCAGTGCTAGCAATGTAAGTGGTGATCTATATGCAGTTCCCACCTCTAATTCTTTTTATTTACAACCCAATAGTTCGGGAAGTGACACAACTGTATTTGTTACTTATAAAAAATTATTTGATCCAAATTTTGGAAGCGGAGATGACACAGAAGCCGTCCCCTCAGAACTACTTCCATACATGGCGCACCTAGCGGCTTACACTTGGCAACGCAGTGTGGATCAAAATGCAAGTGACGCAAACTTTACGCTCTCACTGAGTTTAGTGAATTCAATACTAGAGGATGAGCTAGCAAAAATTTCTGATCAAAATATCGCAAACTCGTATATAGTTAAAAATATGCGAACCAACTACAACCAAACAATCATATAATTATGTCAACTCCTGCATTTACAGAACAAAGTTTAGGCAAGCGTGGAAGTGAAATAGTTACTGGCTCAGTCACTGGCAAGAAGTTTGCTATTATTGTAGCTGGTCCCAGAGGAGCAACTCTGGACTCTTTTACTTGCTCAAATAAAACTGGCACTGCATCTGGTTTAACTGGAACTTTACCCGCTGGATATACTAGTTACGGTAACTTTACAGAACTAGACGTATCCGATGGCTCAATTGAAGCATACAACGCTTAGTCCAATGCAAACATCTCTATCACTAGGTATGTCCGTAAGTGATACTACTGTTGTGGTATCCCAAAACGTAACTCCATAAGTAATTATCTATGTCAAACATTAAAGTATCCTCGGACATTGATACATTTCTCCGCAAATCTACCAAGGAGGAAGCGGCTACATTTTTGGGTCTAGAAGACACAAAGGCTCAGTGGGGTCAGATTACTGGAACTTTAACTACGCAGTCGGATTTGGCTTCTGCGCTTAATTCAAAAGCAGATACAAGCAATCCTACGTTTATTGGAAATGTAACAGCACCCACATTAACTACAAGCGAAGTTCAAGCTATTGCGGGAGAAGCCATTGAATACGACTCCAAGGAGCATAGATTTAGGGATGAAGACGAACAGCCAAACAATTTGTTGGTTATAAAAAAGGAAGATGGAATACCCATTGGAAAAGTTGGCATAAATCATACTAATCCAAAGGTAGCATTACACGTTGTTGGTGGTCATGTATCGGCTGGAGGTATGACTGATGAAGCATTAAGAGTCGTGGGTTCTGCATTATTTACCTCAGACAATGCGACTGCCTTGGTTGTAGCGATGGATACCGATAACACTGCCAGTACCTCTGATCCAATTATTAAACTTAAGAGAGATGAAAGAGCATCTGCAACTGGTGATGTTGAAGAGATGAATCTTGGTTTTGTTGGATCAGATTCCCTGTATGCGGATCAAACATCCGACTCGGCTTATTTACAAGTTGAAAAAGACCAATTTTTTGAAATTGCTACAGGTACAGTTCCAAAAAGAAGGTTGCAAGTTAATACTAGCGGTGTAGACATAAAAGGAGACTTAACTCTTGCTGATTCTGCATCTAGCGTTGGCATTAGAACTACTAGTGCGCCAACTGCCGCATTAGATGTAAACGGAACTATTAAAGGAAATGAGATCAACATTGACAATAAAGGATTTTTTGTTCCTGAAAATGCTTCAGCTCGCTACCTTCAAGCGGCAGATTACGGAATCGGTGGTTTTTCTGATCTGACGGGAACTGACAATCAACCAAAATCTACTGCAAGTTTCGGAAAAGAAGGAAAGATCCTCGAGAGAAGTCTTATTAGGACATATAAACTAACAGGCACAGGATTTACTGGATTAGGAACTCCAGTGGAACTCGTTCCTGCGGCTGGTTCAGGTAAGTTTATTGTCCCACTTGGAATGACTGTTTTAAATAAGTTTAATAGTAGGGCAGGAGAATGGGGAACTACGGGATCCGCTCCTTCAGTTCAAGTTGGAACTTTTCAAAATTCCGATAACACGGGTAATTTTTCACCGTGGTTGTTAATTCCAGTATCTACTGCGGAAACTGCATCCGATTGGCTAGTTCATAAGCAATCCAGAAACATTGAAAACAAGATATTCCCAAACAGGGCTTTGACGTTAAGAGGTGTAAACTACCCAAGTTCCGAGGCTAATGCTCCACTTGGACAATGGTTTCTACAAGTAGAATATATGATATTAGATGAAAGTAATTCTTTTAGCACCAACGTAGCTACTGGCGACACAATAGGAACTGCATTTTAATGAATGATATTATATATAGATCAACAATCGGAACAGGGGGCTTTATAGCCACCATCGAACTTTCTTCCGTGAACGAATTACTTGGATTTCTCGTGGGTCTAGCGACCTTTATTTATATGTCCGCATCCGCAATTAAGGTAATCAAAGAACTCAGAAAGAAATAATGACACCAGAACTAATAGCAATGCTCGGAGGGGGAATCAGTGGCTTTGTAATGAAACTCATTGGCGCACAGATGGACAATCAGGCTCGGCAGTTTGAGCGCATGATAGCATCCCAGCAAACAGCGGATACTTCAGCGGATGCCGCCTCTAAACGCAGTGCTGGTGTAATTGTTCGTAGGTTCCTAGTTGTATCCACCGTCTTTGCCATTGTAATAGCCCCATTCGTCTTTGCGTGGACTGACGTAGGGGTAAGCGTAGCTAGGGAAACAAACGGCTTTCTGGGGTTCTTTAAGACCGTTAAATGGGACACTGTGCAAGGATTCGTAATTTTACCAGAAATTAGGCAAACTGCCTTAGCTATCGTGGGGTTCTACTTTGGTTCATCTCAAATTAAATGAATGAATTTTTGCAAATTATTTCCTCTATAACCCCAGTCCTAATTGGAATTATTACACTTATTATTGTGCTGGCTAGGATGCACTACAATTTAGAATCC